GTTGTATTGTCTTCTGCGTGCTTAGTTGCCTCGCCCAAAGCCCTGAGGGCGATAGCCGCTGCCTCTGCCGCTTTACCTTGCGCTGTTAGACGTTCGACATTTCCACGGAGTTCGTAGTCCCTGCCTAGCAAATCATAATATTTGCGAACGGCGGCAACCGGGTCTTCCATGAAGTTTGCGACCGTTGCAGCCGCATCAGCCAGATCGGTGTTTAGGGTATGTGAAACCTTGACCGCAATGTTATTGAGGTCATCAAGGGCTTTCTTGGGACCACCGAGTTCAGCAGCTAGTTCTTTGAATTTCGGGTTCGTGACGAAGGATTGCGTTGCGGTAAGTGCATCCGAACTAGACGCCGTTGTGCTCGTGGCTAGGCGCTTGGAAGCTGCATATGCATCGTCTGCTGAAATTGTGCCCTGGTTTCCACCAACGATCAGGGCGTTTTTAAGTGCGTTGATCTTACGAGCCTGCGACTCTGCTTGATAACCAAGATAACCGAACGCCGCCACGGCTCCGACGATGAGCCCGCCTGTCGCCAGCATACCGATGTTGCGACCTACCGCACCAAGAGCACCTGACACACCGCCCATGGCGTCGATTGCCTGCGGAGCCTGCTGGATAAGGGGGCGGAAGATGCCCTGCCCTGACCCAACCTGCGTCGCAAAGTCTTGCAACTGGTATGAGAGGTTTGTGATCTGATAGCCTTGCAGCTTGGTCGATCCAGTAGCACGTTCAGCCGACGCCTTTATCGTGTCCATTGCGTGCTTGTGGTCGTTCGCCGCCTTCGCAAGTGCAGCAGAACGCTCTTCGGCTGTTCCTACACCTGCCCGTTCAAGCGCCTGTAGTTCCGTAAGTGTCTTTTGGTAGTTCTTGACCTCGGTTTCTAGCGGCAGATATTTCGCACGAAGCGCATCGATGGACTTAGCGTGCGACTCCGCAGCTTCCTGCGCTTTCTTCTCAGCAAGTGCCTGTTGGGTAATAGCCGACACGTCGATCTTGGTGCCGTTCGCAAGGGCAGCCCGCATCTTGGCGGCGGCGTCCTCTGCTGCCTTGCCAGTCCCAAGCCACTTGCGGGCAAGGGCGTCCAGGGCGTTGCTAGCCTCGGTAAGACCCCTTCCAGACGCCACGCCAGCCTCAATCGTTTTATAGTCGCGCGCAAAGCCAGCAGCAGCCCGTGCGCCTTCCGTGATGCTGCGAACCAGCTTGTCATATTGACCGCTGGTTTGCGTCAGCGTGCGTTGAGTTCGGTTGATCGTGCCATCGGTTTCGCTGAGTGCGGCTCCCATGCTGCGGGCAGCGGCATTGATCTTCGCGGCGCCTTCCACGAAATTGGACGGGTCTAGCCCGGCTGAAATCATCGAAACTTGTTTAGCCGATCCTGTCATCTCTTAGTCCTCATCCCAATTTTCTTCGTCTACTGGTGTCGCCTTCTGGCGTGACGCTGCCATCATTCCGTCTAGTTCAACTATTAGCCTAACTTCTGCTGGTGTAAGGACTTGCCTAGTGAGCCGGCAGAATGCATCTATTTCCGTATAATTTATGGCTTGGGGTTGCCCCATATCAGTCCAGCCACGTGTGTCGTTCAATGCAATAAATGTCTGCCAAAAGGTTTCCCAACCCCTTGGCAGTTTCGGTCCTATTAGTCCTTCCGGCGTCTTACCTGTTTGGCGTTTGATACTTTCGAGGTGGACTCGGAGGGGCTTTCCGTCTCGCTGGGGAGTGCTGAGGTAAAATTCGTGTGCCGCGTATTGTCTAAGCTCGCCAGCGGAAGAAAACTTGCACGGCTATGGGAAGCAACGAACAGCGGTTCCCAAATGTAGCGAAGCCCTGGATGTAGGTAGAGTTGCTCTGCCGTATCAACATCGAACGGCACATCGATCTCGTTGCCTTCAATGTCAACAAGGAACCATCCAACGGTCATGCGTGAAAGCAGCCACGCTGCAAGGTTGTAGCCCTCATCACCATTTGCAACGAGCACTCCTTCGCGAACTAGCTTGTCGAATTCGCTGCGCGCTGCAATACCGTTCGGGGACTCATTTCCCCAAACATCGATATAGCCTTGGAGTCCAGTATGGACTTTTCCTTCCTCATCGATAACGCGATGGATCAGCGGTTCATTTGTAAGTGGGTGCTTCAAGATGAAGCGATAAGGCTTATCGAGAGTTAGCGCGAGTCTGTCGAATAGATTAGTTGTCATAATGCGTTCCCGCATCTGACGTTCTTGTCTCGAATCGTCCGATGTAAAATGTAGTCAGGAGGACAATTCCTCCTGACTACTCTATTTATATCAAGCCGTAGCTGCGGTGTCGATAATCTGGATTGTGCTCTGCACGGTTCCAGTTGTAGCTTCCAAAGCCTGCCAGTTGCATTGAACCGTCTGGCTGCCTTCACCCTGAACCGACTCGTCTGCGCTGCCAAGCTTGACGCGTGGAAAAATGAACGTGACGCTTTCGCCGGCAGTGACCGCATTGGTCAATGTGACTTCAAAGGACATCTCATCTTCCGCCTCGTAAGCAGCAGAAGCAGCGTCCGTGTCGTCAAGCAGGAAGCTTACCGATCCCGATGCGTTCAATGTTCCCAGCAGGATGTCTGGTGTGAACGGCTGACCGAGAACCTTGGGTGCCTCGGGGTTTGTCGTCACGGTAGCGTCAAAAGATGTGATCGTGCCAATGGCAGCGCCATTGCGCTTGACCACGCCGCTAAGGGAGTTGCAGACCTCGGTAGCTGTCGCATCGGCAGGAGCCGTGAAATACGGTGCAGCGCCGTCCTTGAGGGTCTTGCGGTTGCGCCCAAGCAGATCAAAGGAGACCGTAGCGTTGCCTTCGGCTGGCACCGTCAGCCTGAAGCCCGTCCAACGCAATTCCGTGTATAGACGGCTCTTGTCCACATCCTCGTTATAGCGTTCCAGGGCGAACTTGCGCCGCGTGAACCCGGTCTTCGGAGCTAGGACGCTTGCACCAACCGTCTCAGCAACGGGCGTCCCGCGAAGCACCGCAGAAAAAATTATGAAGTATGTGCCGGGAGAAAGTTCACCGGACAGCGAACCGGAAACGGAACGCGATGTCTGACGGTATGACCGGACTTGCTTAGACGGCAAGATTTCGTTCGACTTGGTCGAGTTAGCCGTCAGGTTGATCTGAGCCGAGACACGACGTAGAAGCTGTCCACCGGTTGCGCCGGGTGCGGTAGCAATATCAGCCTCGGTGTTGGAAACCATAGTTCCCGTAGCATATTCTTTGAGCACGAACCGTGCGCTTGAACCTTCAGCAATCATATCAGGAATTCCCTATTAAAAAGTTGTGCATTGCAATTGCCGTCTATTTATCGTCAAGCTCGGAACCTCCAGACAAAGCCAGAAAATCCGCTGCGTATTGACCATTGACCAGTTTCATCATTGCCAGGAATAGAAAGCGGTGTTGATCCGGCTATTGTAAGGCTTCCGACACGCTGACCGCGAAATACCGATAGTGCCTTATCAAGTGCAGACAACTGTTCCACATCACCAATACCACGCTTCGCAAAAACGTTGATTAGGATTGTTCCCGTCAGTTCACGCTCATGATTGCCGGGGCTTCCGAACGAGATAGTATCCTCACGTGTATAGTCCAGCGTCAGGTGCAACCAGATAGGCGTTTCGGAGACATTAGGAAGTATATCACGATTGTTCTCTTGCCAGATCGAAGGATATGACCCGTCCCATCGTGAATCCCACATAGCCTTGATTGCTGTCATTGAAGATGCATAAGGTGTATCGGTCATCTAATCACCCGTAAGCCTGAATTTCGTTTATACGTATTGCAGGGTATCTAACTTTATCATTAGCCTGCTTGCTATTAGTAAACTTCATGCCTTTTGCAGTCATCTTCCGCTTCTGCTGCCATTTCTCAGTCAACTGATGCGCGTCACTAAGATCAACGTATTGAAATTTGAATGTAGCCAGATCACGGCATTTCCTGTTCATTTCCATTGCGACGTGTTCTACGAAGTGGCTTTCAACTTGTATAGAAAATGATCTTCCCGCGTTGGTCTTACCGACTTCCAGCCGTCTTGCATAAGGAACGCCTATGACAATCAGAACTTCTGAGATGTCATGGGCAATAGTGTGTGGATCAACCTCATGTCCATTCACCATGCACGCAACACTTTTACGCCAATCACCAGATTCTTTCGGACCAGCCGTCCGAAGATATTCAATTGTTTTGATTGCGGCTTCTTGTGTGTAGGACCAGTCTATAAAAACTGATCCGCCCAGGCGTATTTCGCGGATTGGTGAGCCACGTTTGCCGTCAACGGCAATGAACCCGACTTGAGGGGCAATCCCACCGGAACGTGCTGACTGTTCTGATTTAGTGTTTTTGATTTCGTCGGCAACCGCCTGCTCAACGGCAACGACATAGTGCTCGCGCAACATGCCCTCCATATTGATGCGGATTTCTTCAGCGAATGCCTGTCCGGACTTCATATCAGTTGCCCACCACGACACAGGAATAGCCAATCAGTTCGCTATTTGCGATCACCGGATTGGCGAACTTGACCGTATATACCCTACCGTCAGCCGTCGTGATCAGGTCAGGATTGATAGGTTGACCGAGTTCGAATGTGTCATTGCAGATTTCAAGCCGACAATCCGCATTCGTTAAAGCCCCCACAAGTTGGTCGGGGCGGTAATTTGAAAGTGCGCCTTTCATTTTGACCCATGCATCGCCGCGAGTCAGCGTCATTACGACTCCGTGCTTCTCGATCATGCGCCTGCGGGTGTCGGCAAAACTCATTCCGTCCACCGGCTAGCACGATATCTATTCAGGACGAGCTTTGAGGCATCATCAAGATAGAACGGATTAATTCCTCTGTCGAAATACTGATTTCTTCCAACTCCATCAGCAATCTCAAGCTGGATCGCGGAATCACGTCCTTTGGCGGCATAGGCATTGGTGATCAGCATCATCGCAATGTTGGTGATGTCATCGGGGACGGTATCGAACCCGCAGACATACTCGACGGCGATATTACGCTCACGCCATGTCGTGCGAAGCCCCTCCATAACGCGAAATACGAAACCTGTGTCATCTTCAAATATATAATCAACGTCTTTGATTAATGTCCCGTTTTCCGTTGATAGAGACACCACATTCTGAACCGGCTTACGTTCCAATGCCAGAGGACGGAAACGCTTTCCATTCAAGGCATTCATTTCATAAATGCTGGTAGGATCACGCGAAAATACCTCGCTTACTGTATGTGTAAGAACCGGCATGTCGATATAGCTGGTGATCAACGATGAAGTTCGGGCAATCATCTTTCCGAACCATACGTCGCTATCGCCAGGATTAAGTTCAAGTTCGTTCTGAACCTGTTCCACTGTCAATAGATCGGTGGTTACGGGCGTGACTATGACTGAAAGGTGTGATCGATATCTCATATTGCCCATTTTGCGAAAAGGGGCAGGCTCTATGAACCTGCCCACTCCCACAACCTCTTAGAACGTGGTTTAGGCTACCGGCTTGATAGCAGGATTGCCAAGGATTGCCGAAGCTGCAAGAGCCGCACCTGCTGTTGCACCAGCAGACACGACATCAAGGCGCAGATAGCGGTCGTTGCCGACATATCCAACGCGCTGGACGGTGTTCGAAGCCACCGCTGCCAACGTGCCTTGCAGGTTCGGGGCAACCACCGGAGCGAACAGTGTGCCATCACTGGACGATAGCAGAGCCGGGGTGTGTGTCCCGTCTGTTACCGTGCCAGCCGCGACAGCGAACGCCACCGAGTCGAAGCCACGTGTATCAATAACCACTCCCGCATGGGAGCCGGTTGTCACAACGCCCGGTGCAATAGCTGTTACGACACCGATGTTGCTTGTTAGATCGCGATTTGCCATTGTATTTCTCTATACCTTTCCTGAAATTAGGCGCTGAAGCTGACGAACTTGATGGCGTCGAAGTTCAGGACGCCGCCGCCAGTCCGCTTGTAAACGTAGAATTGGATATACGGCTTCGCGGAGAACGGATCGCGAAGGGCACGTGCGCCCAAACGGTCAACGATCTGATAAGCGTCCTTCCAAGAGGCGAGATAGAGCGAACCGCTATTCGCAGAAAGCGCCGGCAAATCTTCGAGGATCGAGTAAGGAATGCCGATGATCTGCGACGGGGTGCCTGCGCTCAAGCCCGGCTGCCAAATGTATTCGCCAGTGACAGAACTCTTGAAGGTGCGGACCTTACCTACAACTTCACGGGTTGTGCCCCATACCGCTGCGCCGAGATATGCCGGGTTGAACTTCTGAACGATGTTGAACAGGGCATCCGGACCAGTTGCACCGGAAGCGAAGCCGCCGTTGACGCCAGTCTTGATATACTGGATCGAATCCCACTTGGTGCGGGCAGTGTCGTCAGAGGTTGTCGTGTCGTAGGTCGTGAAACCACGCGGCTGCGTCACGCCATTTCCGTTGACGAACGCGGTGTTCTCAGTCCGCGCCATCTTGTCGGCAATCTTGCCGTCAAGCCATGCGCCAACGTCGATAGAAGCGTCATCGAGCATCTTCTGCGTTGCGACAGCGAGGGCATACTGCTCATGTGCGACGATCTGCCACTTGCCGATCTTCGAGGTTCCGGTCACCGGGCGAGAATCCGTCTCACCAACCCAACCGCTCGCGGCTTGATCGTTGTCGAACATGCCTTCAAGTGTGTCGGACGAGATCGACTGCACCTGTGCCAACTGGCGAACCGGGCTGGTCAGGAAGATGCGCTTGACGAGTCCACCAGAGCGATCCGGGGTGACGAGGAAGCCGCCGTCAGGATCGGCACCAACTGAAAGCGCCTTGCGCTCAACATCGCTGTTGATGGCGTTGTCGCCTTTACGGAGCCACGTGTTCAAGGCTTCGCCATATGCCTTCACCTCGGTTGAACCGATGGTGTTGTGCATCCCGCGTGAACTGCGCTGCGCATTGAAAGAGCGAAGTTCGGTTTCGTCAACCTGCGAACCGGAGAATGCACCGGGGCGGGCAATACGAAGTTCGACTTCTGCCAAACGCTTCTCAATGCCTGACTTGACCTCTTCTGCGGTGTCAAGTGCGTCATTGATGCGTTGCAGCTTCTCGGTCGTAACCACATCCGCAAAGCCGGACTTCAGTTCACGGAGTTGCGTTGCGTGTGTCTCTTTGAATGCTTCGAACGCAGTGCCGAGTTCTGTGATCGCGACATTCACGTCAGTATTATCAACCATTTCTAATCCTTTATCTAATACGTGCCGTAAGGTCACGAATGGAGTTAATAAGTTTATTTATATCAGTGCGATTGTTTGCTGAGCAGAGCGACGTAATGTTCGCCAGCGGGTTAGCTGGGAAATCTACAAGCGAGATTTCCTTTAGTTCGACTTCACGGATAATGCGTTTTGCCGTCCCTGATCTTGGCTTATCCGCCTGTTTTACTACATATGCGATAGAAATACCACTAAGAGCACCACCCTTAGCGAGTTCGTAGATGTATTCGCCAGTATCAGTCTCGAGTCCAAGCAGTTGACCGGTGACTTTTAGACCAGTAGTATCTTCCGAAATGTTCAACCACTTGCCGATTGGAAGCGCAGAGGCGCCCATTGCTGCACCGTGATTGGCATACATCGGCACATATCGTCCGAGAGATGCCATACGTGCCAGTGTATTTACGAAGGAACCCGGTGCAATACTGTCGCCGTAGGTGTCCACAACGTTGAAAACACTAGCATAGCCCTCGAAAAGCCCTTCATTCTGGTCGTCGGGGCACTCCGTGCCGCAATTTGGGCAGGTATTGCATCCATCGGGGCATTCGGCTCCGCAATTCGTGCATGAACCGTCCTTTCGGGATGGCTTGCAGCCTTTTGATGCGAACTTTAGCTCAATCGGAGCGTATATGTGCTGAATATCGGTCATGATAGCCTATTTATTGTTGAGCCGGCGGTTGATTATCTTGTGGAGTAGATTTAGACGCGGCTTGTGTGCTGATATTTAGCGGAATAGTTGGCTCAGATAGCCCGTCTATTGGGTCGAACCCCTCTTTCTGACGGGCTTCATTGCGTGTTAGCCAGCCTGCATTGATGCCAGAACTATAATAGTTGGCACGATCAACGGCTGAACCAGTCAAAAGAGGCGCTGCCGAGAACTCAAATAGATATCCTTGCTTGCGCTCTGCCGGCGTGAATAGTTGCTTATTGATTGCAGCCTCAACCCGGCGATGCCAGGGACGAATTGTCTGGATTACATGCTGTAAAAACATGCTCTCAACACTAGAATAGCTTGCAGATTTCTCGGGAAGTCCGATTACGGCTGGAAGAACGCCCATTCCGATGCAGATTTCTCGTGCTTCATATTCACGCGTAGCCAAGTGTTCAGCATCAACTCCGGTAGAAGCCACTGGTGTGAATTTCATACCCGAATCCATCACCATCCAGTTCCACGCGTTCTCCGGACCGGAAAAGTTCTTATCGATCCACTCTTTGAGTTCTTTGCGTTCGGTCTTATTCAATGTGCCATCTACCGACACCATTCCGCCGACACGTCCGCCATTGCTATGCATTCGGGCGTGATGTTCTTCGGCGGATAGCGCCAGACCAAGACGTTCACGAGCGGCGTCGATCTGCCGCCAGCCGTAGACCCCATTCCAGCCCGGTCCAGCCACATGAAAAATCTCGGATTGCGGGATATCCCGTCCGTCCATGGTTTTCATGCCGCAGACATCGTAGACGCGCTGCCACTGGTCGTTCAGCTTTGGTGTCACGAATGCCGGATCAATCGGCAATAGTTCACGGATTTTGCCGCCGACCCTGACTATAAAACAGTATGCATCGCCCCAAGTTGCGGCATGGGTTGCGAGGACGTGTCTTAGGTCGAACCCAGTCATATATTCATTTGCGGCAACGTTGAAAATCTCATAGAGTGGATGATCAACGACCTCGATCTTATGTCCTGTTTCTTTATTTCTTTGATAGGGACTCGCTGGGACAGACGCAATACCATCCGCAATTGTGTTTGCACATCGCATGAACGTAGAAATAGTGAATGCAGACGTGACGTTGATCTGTTGTCCCGACTTGGACGGCGGGCGCCCCGTCAGGATGTCCTCAAGCGGAAGAAGTTCGGAAATCAGGTTGCCCGATTTGCGTTCTTGATTTCGTGGAGTTGGTCCGGGGACTAAGTTTGCAAGATATGAAAACAAGTTAGGAAACCTAATACGTTCCTATATTTATAAAGCGAATATTATATCATTCAGAGTCGTCATCGTCCATCCAAAATGACTTCTTCTTAACTGGAGGTGTCTTCATGTGAAGCTTATTCATACCACCAACTGCCATTGCTATTGCAACAAGACCGTCAATTCTTCCCCTAGACTTCTTCTTCGAAAAGAACCGGTTCTGTTGTGTAGAATCGTCGTATTTTGCGTTGGCTGAGCACCACGTTGTAATAGGGTTTGGTTTGATGTGGAGTTTGCTCTGTAGAATAGCATCTTCAAGAGCCCGCACACTATCGGGCATCCAAAAGCCAATCTCGCTGTCCATGCCGCGATTTCCTTGATAATGTGTTATTGCCTTCAGTCCGCTACCGGTTGGCTTGCCTGGACCCAAATACTTCCAGATCGGGAAGTCCTCCTCTGCGCAAGCATCAAGGAAGTCAGCCATGAACGCCGCGTCAAACACCAACGCCGTGACGTTGTTGCCTTCACAGATGTCTCGTAGTTCGCGAACAACGTATCGATAATCTATTGAGTTAGAGTTCTTTACTACATTTAGGAACGGATCATCTCCTTGCGCCCACTGGTCATATGGGGCTTGATCTTCAGAGATTGACTTGGTAAGACCCTTTTCTGGCTTCCAGTATTTGCAATCCGCATAGAGTGCTGTATTCCCATTTCCATCAGTAGACTTCCAGCATATACCAAGTGCGGTAAGGTCATTTTTGCGACTTAAATCTAAAGACACTACACACGGCTCATCAGCGAAGTCATCTGGCGCAAAGTTTTCAGCGATTGTTGCCTCCCACGCCGTTCGGTCGATCCACATATCGACTTCGCTGCCGGGAATACCAAAGAACAACTGTCCTATCTCCGCCTTTTTCGGTGGAATCCACTTCGCTTTCGCGACTTCAGCACGCAGCCCATCACGTGGATAGGTGATGTCTAGAGTCGGAATGCTTTTCACCCAACAGGTTTCATCTTGAAACGGGTCGTCGGTCGGGTCGGTGCGGTAGATCAGGGCAAGCGAACTCGGGTCTTCAATCTGACCAAGTGCGACCTTCTGGTAATATTGGGACATGCTGTTGGCAGCGAGGTTCGTCTCTGACGGGGTGTTCAAGCCCATTAGCATGAGCGACGGAACCGGCGACTTCACCAAGCCTGCGGTCAACGTCTCAAGAGGTTTCAAACCATGGGCGTTGCCACGGGTCCACTCCTGAATTTCGTCGGCTAGGATGAGGGTAGGCAGCGGTCCTGAGACCGCACCATCCGCGCTGATGCGGCTGAACTTCCCATCGTTGGCAGGCGTCTCGATTAAGTATGCGAGTTCGCCCGTTCCGCGTATGACGACGTAGCCCATTCCTTCCAGGGAGTCGTTGCCACCGGCTTTAGCCATGCGGCAGGCGTTGTTGAACACGACGTTGCTCTGCTCCTTGGAGCCCGCCACGGCAAACACCACGGGGCGGTGTAATCCTGACCCCAGAAGGGTTTTGAAGCTGTAGGCGGGCAACAGGAAGCTTTTGGCGATGCCTTTTCCACCCTCCGTCCAACTGGTTCGTATGAGGCGCTGTTCATTCTGTTGATACCAGCCGTCGATCTGCCCGACGCAGAACTTCATCCACGGAAGTAGATGGAACGGCTTGCCTTGAAATGCCGGGTCTGACGACTGGATGGTAAGCACGTTCGGGAAAAAGTCGAACGCAGCTTGCGCGAGGTCTGGACGCCAGATGTATGGACCTGGGTTGTTTACGCGATCCAAATGCCGTTTGGCGGCAGCCCTAATCAGTTCGCCAGATATAATCTTTCCGCTTAGAATATCCGCTGCGTGCTGCGTCGTTTCATCTGTAATTTTAGGCTGAGCGTGCGATTTGCGTGCCATTACTCGTCACAATCTTTTCAGGTGACCATCCCTGTTTTCGTTTCTTGTCATAGAAGGACGGGTCAATATTAGCGTATTCACACCATTCAATGATAGTTTTTGACATCCCGAAGATCACAACCTGCTTTCTCTTTCTGCTGGCTGCGGACTTTCGGATGCGTTCAATCTGTTCAGGTGTCCGTTTTAGTCCTTTTACCTTAGCCGCCGTCCTTCGTATCGCGTCCTCACTACGTTTCAGCCCCGTCCTAGACTTCGACATCTTTTCTCTTGCTTCTGCGGTAGCCTTTCGTCCTTTCTGTGAGTTGGCTATTTTTTGCCGCGCCGATTCAGATAACGGCTTTACTGGTAGTTGTCCAACTGGCGTTGATAGTGCTTCATCTGGATGCAAGCCCCGTTTTAGTCTTTGACGAAGAACCGCAATTGATAACCCCGTCTTCACTGCCCACTCTTGAATGGTGTTGGTTTCCCCAAGTGCTGTGATCGGTTTAGCTCTTACCTTCTGTCTGATTTTTTGAGCCTCGGACATGTTCTGCCGCATCTGATCGGTGATTTGGCGAGTCGAGTTATACTTACGCAGCGCCTCAGTCAGTGAAACGCGAACCTCTGGCTTCATCTTACGACCAGTGTTCGCTTTAGATATCTTCATCTTTGTCGTGTCGGTTGCAGCCCGTCCGAGCGATCCTGCACCGCCTCCGGTTCCATTAACCAAATCCGCACCTTGAGAAGCGACGTAAGATATCATACTTACCTCAGCCTCTTCACGATACTCATCAGCATTTGCAACTGCCGCGACGATGATGCCGGGCGTTAATCCCCTATTCAGAAGCGCCCTAATCCAGTTATTTTTGCGGGTGTGTGATGTATTGCGCTGCGCCTCCGTAATGTGAGACTTGAGACGTTTCATGACATCGATGGTTATACCAACATATCTTACCAACAGCGTGTCTGGTTCATACAAAAGGTAGATAGAATGCTTCATATTTTACCAACTTGCTCAAGAAAAGCCGCCGCCTTGGTTGACGCTACTTTTCTTTGTTTCTTCTCGGCTGTCGCCCTGCCACGAGGAGAAAGTCCAAGCTCTCGCTCAAGCATTGTGGATATGTTTGTAGCATCTTTCATTACACCAAGCCACACGTTATACATTGGTGATTGAGACTTTTTCGCCTGTAATATCGCACCGCCATCAGGGTCAAACAGATGTCGGCAGGCGCGTTCATATAAGATATAGGCATCGACCAATCGCATCATCTGCGCGCCGTTGGCGACAGATAGCGTTTCGGATTCCTTCATTTCGTTGACGATTCTTCGCCACGATTCCTGCGCTATAACAACGTCCTTCAAGTCAGCGTATCGCTCTACCCAATCGGGAGAAGGCGGCTCACCGGATGAACCATTAATGGGGGTTAATCCCGGCTTTTTGACCATAAAATCACTACTCCAAACGATTTATTTATTGACCCAGGAAATGGGGCGAATCAAAACGGACTGGATATTGCGGTGGGAAC